ACCACCGATAGTGACGCCATCAATTGTACCGCCATTGATATCAGCAGTGTCAGCTATAAGTGCATCAATGTTGGCTGTACCATCAATAAACAGGTCTTTGAACTCTGTGCCAGATGCACCCAAGTCAATGTCGTTGTCTGTTACAGGAACAATGGCACCGTCTTGAAAGCGTATCTGTTCTGTTGAACTGCCACCTACATCTACGAACACACCAATGCGATTGTTTGTATCACTAACTACGACTTTGTTAAGTGGTGTGGCAACACCGGGGTCACCAATCAATCCGATTACTGGACCTTCAGCGGCAGTGCCGTCATGTTTGTGACCAGTGGTATTTACAAAAGCAGCAAGTAACTGATTAAACTCGTTGTTACTGTGTGCTGCGGTAATAACGTCACCGTCAGTATATGTGGATTGTCTAGTGTAACCTGCCATTACCTTCTTGCTCCTGCGTCAAATTCTAGCTGAAAACCTTTTAGTGTGTATGGTAGTGATATATCATTGTCCACCACCCGCATTGCTACAGCAAATCCGCTACCTTCTACTGGCTGTCTTACCAATGGGTTTGACTGACCACCGTATGTTGCTGTACCATATACTGACGTTCCATACAATGCCACTACTGTTGAACTGTCAAACGGGTATGCATCAGGTCTTGCTGCATCTGGAGATTCATAGTCATATCGTAGAAACAAGTCAGAGTTAAGTGCGCCTGTAGGTGCGTAGTTAATAATTACTCGCTGAAAGTTTTTACGTATGCCAGCATCTCCCATAGTCATATCAGGTGAACGATAACGGCCTATAATTGTAGTGCCATCAAATGTGTTACCTTGTTCTTGGCGATAGATATAACCATCGTAGCCACCGTGGAGTACAAAGATGTCACCCTGTACTGTATTATAATCTGTACAAGCTGGCTGTATGCCTATAGTTGTAGCAAACTCATACCCTTGTTGTTTACGTACAGCAATAACACCTTTTGTTGTAGCCTGTGTATCTTCTGACCTATTAACCCTGAACAGACGATACTGTGTCTTGCCGGGTACAACTACGCTTACAAACTCATCTACATCTGTTACACCATCAAACAGTTCCTTAATGGGTGCCGTAATTGTGCCAAGTTCAACGTCATTAATACGTTCCGTAGCGGCTACTGTTCTAAGGCCATCTCGTCCAAGAAAAATAATATCACCAGCTAGTTCTTGGATGGTAAAGTTATTTAGACAACCAATGTCTCTGGTAACAGGTTGCATCTGAAAGTCTGCGACAGTGTTGCCTACAAGTCTAAAGATGCGTTCTTCACAGAAGATGTACAGTTCATCACGAAACGGAAACAATCCAGTGATTGTGCTGTCTACCCGTATGGCACCTGCGCCATTGGCTGTGTTAAAGTCATTGTCAGTAAAAGGTGCTGTAAATACAATTTCTTCTTTATTAGCACTATGCCCTGCAAAGAACATAGCATTTTTATAACCTACAACAAACTTTGGATTAGATGGTGCGCCTGTTGCATTAATATCTGTTACAGTTGTGCCATCATACTTCGTTGCATGGTTTGCACCATCAGCCCAGATAATGTGGTCAGTACCAGCTAGGTTATATCTAAAGAACGTGTACCTGTTTGCATTAGTACGTCCTGTGTCAATCTCTGTCCAGCTACCTGATGTACCAGCCTCAAATACTTTTTCTCCACGTGCAGCAATTACTTTATTATTGCCGGGAAAGAAAGCAGACATAAGCACTGCTTCAGATGAACTAGCTGTCTGAGGAACAATGTTGCTGTTCCATTTGATGTAGCCATTGATACGGCGGTAGCCACCACGTACATCAGGTTCAAAGTTTTCTAGTTCGAGTGCCATGCCGGGTTGCATCTTAAAGGTTGGCTGGTCAAGAACTAACCCACCTTCACAAGCAAACACATAAGGACTGAGGCCAGATTCATCTGCCATTTAAACCTCTAAAATCCACCCGCGCCAGCACCGTACCTTTGTGAGTATGGAATATACGTAGACCTGATGTAGTCGGCACGATTAAGCAAGATTGTCTGCATCTGCTTGATGCCTTCCTCAAAACGTGCAAAGTTGATGCCATACTGCTGTGCCTCTCCACGATATTGATACGCATATGCAGTTGCGCCATCTACAATTACCTGTCGGTACTGTTCAGGTACAGTTGGTGCATCTGTTGCTGCCGACAATGGAGTAGGCTTTTTATAGTATTCGTACTTTAATTCGTAGGCTTTATCAGGATATGGGTACAAGCCGTAGTTATTATCTGGTGTGCGGAATACGTAGATAGGAACTGCACCTACATCAGATGTAGTTTCTTGGTCAATATATTTTTGTGTATATTCTTTGTAGTCTAAAATACGTAGTGTAATCCCTGATACACCCAGAGTATCATCTTTACTAATTCTAAATGTGTCATAGTCTATTGACTGTGTATCCGTTGGAATAGTATAACGTGTTTGACCAGCTACCAATGTCTGAGTTTCAGTAGCGTGTGTAAAAGGCCAGCCAAACTCACGTTGATTAATATAGTTAATAGCATCGTTGACAGCGTTTTGACATTGTACCTGAAAACCCCTAGCTGTAGCAAAATTAGCTGCAGTAAGAGATACCTCGTTCATACGAGCAAGTACTTCATTAGTAATGTCTAGGTAAGTATATGCCATCGTGCATCCTTATAAAGAAAGAAAGTAAAGGGGCAAGTTGCCCTGCCCCAATACTGTGTCAGTTAGATAACGTCACGTGCTACTTCTTGTGCAGTCAAGTCACCTTCGTCATTGCAGTCCATGAGGACAGCCCAGACGCGAAACTTGCCTGAAGTCACTGCGCCACCTGAAAGGGTAGCGATAGTCACGTCAATGTTATCGTCAGCAACAGCCATCACTGGCTGGTAAGCTGCAGGGTTTTGCGACAGTACGCCAGCGGCTGACGTAGCATCAAAACCATCGACAAATACATCAGCATCTACCATACCAACGTCTACAGTAAATGTAGAACCGTCAGAAGCAGTATCAACTTCAATACCTGCGTTCATTACCATTACACCTTTAGGAACGGCAATGACAGGAACGACATCAGATGCTGCAAGAGCAGAACCTTTGTCTGACAAAGCTGTTGCCCAGTTCAGAGTAGTCTGAACCATGTAAGGGTTGCGGCCACGCTGCGAGTTACCACGTGCGGCTTGGAGAGTGTTATCACCTAGTGCCATAATCTATTCTCCTTATACCAAGCAGTACTTGGCGTTGACAAGAGCCTCTGGACGGAGAATCTTGCGGCCATACAGATGCATACCACGGACGATATCTGCAAAGCTGTCCGGGTCGCGGTAGGTTTCAGTCTTGTTGATTTGGTCAGCAGTAGCAACGGCTGATGAATGACCAGCAACAATCACACCAAAGTTATTGGCATTGGTTCCACCTGTAGTAGATGGACCTGTACCAACTTTAGGCAGGTTGTTAGAAACATGGACTTTAAAGCCATGCAGGTTATTCAGAATCAAACCATTCTGCAGACCAGAACCACCAAAGTCTGAATCAAACAGACGTGAGTCTTCGTCTTTCAGAAGTTCAACGAACACTGGGTCAATGACCAACCAACGGCCCTGAGAGTCCACGTTTTGCAGGTCGAGTTGACGACCCATACGTGCAATCACAGTCAGTGGGTTAGTAGTACCAGCAGCAGTTGGAACAGCTTCTGATGCGCGAGGCTTCAGACCGACACAGTTAGCAGCATTACCCGCATTGAAGTCGGATGCATTCAGCTTCATGCTTGACAGCAGTTCGTCAGAACCAGCAGTTGAAACAGCCTTCGTACCGTTAACAGTAGTGTTAACAGTGTCCGGTGTGCCACTGATTGCAGACTGCTTGAAACCTGACAAGTAGCCAAGAACATCTTGATCAAACTGGTCAGCAAGACGGTATGCAGCACGGTTGCTTGAGAGAGACTCAAAGTTTACGTGCGAATGTGCTTCTTCAATGTCGTCAACTTTAAATGCAAAGTAGTTTGCTTTGTCAACGGTCAGTGTGAAGTCTTCATCGTCAAGGTCTTGCGGAGTAATGGTAGTACCACGCTCGTAAGCCTTAACAGTGATTTCGGGTTCCTTGATGATTTTAACTGAATCACCAAAGTTTGCGATTTCACCAAAGTAGTCGTTATTCGTAATCGCGTCACAAACAGCGGCCTTGCGGAATGCAAGCTGCACCTGTTTGGAGTAAATTACTGGGCTAAAATTGCCATTCGGCAAGTTGTTATAACCCGGCGCTCTTGGGAAAGCCATAATCCATCTCCTATTGTTTTGGATTTTTCACAGATGCAAACAGTACAATTCTTTGCAGAGGCTGTATAACGTAGGGTGTACCTTGTAAGTCAGTGGCCGCCGACATACTTAGTAGGCCATGTTATTCAGGTAATCTTGAAGATTTTTGTCGTTTGCGGATTGTTAGGTAAGCAAGGAGCGACCCTGCTTACACTACACTTGACTATAGTTATACTTATTAATAACTACTTGTCAACTCTTTTTTATCGTGCAGAACCAGATAAATCGTAGATAAACTTACCGCTACGGATTGCATCCATAATCTCATCAGCATGTTTCTCGTATTCATGTGCTGACATTTTTTCTACATCTGACTCTTTCAGATACGTGGAAGCCTCATCAGTTTGTGGCTTACTTCTTTTATCTTTCGGCGCAACTGCCTCTGCTGCACCCTTATCATTCTTGCTCTTAGACTTTTTGCCAATGCCTCTATCTGCTTTGTAGAGGTCAATTGCTCGTGCTGCTGACCGTGCGTCATTATCATTTTCGTACAGTGCGTCCTGTACCCACTTAGGTTGTTCTTCGGCCCACTCGTGGAAGTCATCGCTGTCACGAATCTCGCCGAAATCTGGATGCATCTGCATCAGGGATGCTTCTGCTTTTTCTTTAGTTGCAGTATTCTGCATCTCATCAATTGCTTTGATTCGTTCTTCTAGTGCAGTTGCTTGCTCACTAGCTTTCTTCATTGCAATTGTTTCAACGATAGCTGCTACGTCTGGGTATTCTTTTGCCCACTCTTCAATGTCCTCATCAGACTTGGGCAGTTTCATTTCTTTCTTTGTAGCATCTGAAAGCTGACGCTTTAGTTCTGCAAGTTCAGACTTAAACTCTTCTGCTTGTTTCTGTTGATGTCGGCGTAGGTCAGAGTAACGCTTTTTAAATGTTTTCTCTTCTGCGCTAGTAGGTTCAGCTTCTTGCTCTGGTGCTTCTTC